ACCAGGACTACTACCAGGTCAAGAACATCCCGCTGGAGAACCGGAGACGGCAGAAGGACTTGATCCGCGCCGCCACGTATCCCGAGACCGTGAAGCGGGCGATCCTGGCGGTGAACGAGCGGCTGATGGGGCGCCAGGCACCGGGACCCGATCTGCTGGTGCCCGCTGAAGAGGGGCTGAGCGCACCCGTGCCCGGGCCGGCCATCTCGGCTCAGCCGACTCCGCCTCAGCGTGAGGACGTGGGGCTTCAGGCCGGAGGGGAGGGCGGCGTGACGCCGCTGGTGGGGGGATAGATGACCAGCATACTAAAGACCAAGTTTCCGTCTTGGAACGATGTCGCGGCGGCAGAGTTCTGCACCTGTGGCGCAGTGATCAAGGTGGAGTTCGGGGAGGGCGGATCACTCACTCCGCTCCAACTCCAGTGCACGGGCAATGGGATACTCCGTTCCTTTCCCGCCTGCCCCTTCTGCTCTTTGCCGGAGTTTCTACCGAAGACAGGGGTACTCGACCTCATCCTCCCGAAGGCACTGGCACGGGAAGCGGCGGCGGAACTGCTTGCTCGTGGGATCCTCGGCAGAGGGCGCATCATGCTTCCAAACGAGGGACACGATGGCCGTTAAGCCCCGCGTCAGCGTCGGCGCGGTAGACCTGGGCGATGTCAAAGAGATCATCGAAGAGGTCGTTCAGGAGAACGAGGACTTGTACGACAGGACGTTCGCCACCATGATTGACGCCTTCACCGAGCCGCTGTCGCCGCAGGAGATTCAGGACATCCTGGCTCGCCTCGACCTGGCGACGCTGGCCAGCATGATAGCCGTCGACCCTGAGGGGGCGCGGGTGCTGCTCAGGCAGGCGAGGGAGGGAGCGAGCTGATGCCAGAGGAATTGGGCGGGCGATCCTGGCCGCTACTTTGGTCTGTGTTCTTCTCAGGCTTGGCCGTTGTTGCAGTAGGCGTGAGTGGAGATGTCCGAGCCTTGATGGTCATCGGTGAGATCGTTCTTGTCTGCACTGCAACTGGTGCGGCTTTGGTTGCAGTGAGAAGGGAGGTCTGATGCCAGGTGGACTGCCGCCACTAGGACCAGGCACGAATCCGGGCGACTGGATACAGGCCCTACAGCTACTCAATGACCCACTCGATCAGTTCGGGGATGGGCCACCAGCCTTCGGGGAAGGGCAAATCGCGCAGCAGGCCCAGGATGTGTACGAGACCCTGATAGCGCTTGGCATTCCTCCCGACGAGGCGCTGAACATGGTTAGGGAGAACATGCTTAGGAGCGTCTTGCCAGAGGAGCCGGGCGCCGCTCCTGGTAGCTCCGCCGCTGCGATGCTGTCTGCCAGTGCCTCCATGATGAACGCGCAGGAGATGCAGCGCCAGGGGGCTTTTGACCGTGTGACCGACCGGCTCAAGCTGCTACAGGCCACTGACCAACTTGTGGACGCACGCCGCGAGAACGCGATGAGCGCACTTCTCCAGGCGGCGCCGCTCATGGTCGCGCCAGGAACGGAGTTCTCACCAGGCTTCGAGCCAGGAGGGCCAGCGATGCAGCTCTCCGATCTGATCGGCGCGAACCTTCAGCCGTCGCCGATGCCCACCGCTGAACTGCCGCTGGGTGACTTCCTGAACGAACCACGCTCCGTCACGCCGGAGATGATCGGTAGAGACCTAGGGGCTTTGTTGGGAGGCGGTTAGGAAACGTGTTTCCACCTCTTTCGCTCCTTGATCAAAGAGACCGCCGAGCGGCTTGCCGCGAAGCGCTGTGCAATCTCCTCATGCGTTCCAATCGCCGCCCTGATCTTCCGCACAGCATCCTCCGTGAGCCTGGCGTGTGGGTTCCGACTACCCTGTTGAGATGGCTGCAAGCCCAAGCGAAACGAATGCTTGATGTTGCCTCTCGGTGTTTCGTATTCCAAGTTGGAAGCGCTGTTGTTCGCCTTCACGCCGTCTTTGTGGTTGACCTCGTACCCTTCTGGGCAAGGCCCAAGAAATGCAAAGGCAACAAGGCGGTGCACTCTGTAGACATGCTTTTGTGCCTGTCGGGACAGGATCACTTGAAGGTAGCCAGGACGACCGTTCGGCTGTGGCTTGAGGATACGCCCCGACCAAGTATTCGAATCTTTTCTCTCGCGCCGCACCCGGCCGAGATTCGAGATCGAGTACCAACCTTCGTAGCTAGGTACTGGCCGCCACTCTTCGGTAAGATGGTCTTGCATCGGAAGGTTCTCCTTTCGGTGCCATGCAGCCGGATGGCATCCACCGTCGCGGCTGCTCTCATTGTAGCAACTGGAGGCTCTTGACATGCCTGGTGGATTCACCCTTCCCAACGTAACGGTCGGCGGAGGATCGCAGTTTACGGCCCAGCTCATGCAGCTTCTGGAAATGCTGGGTCAGCAGCGCAACGTCCGTGCTGGGCTTGGCTCCGACCTCTTCAGCAATCTCATGGGTGCGCAGCTTGAGGCCCAGCGCCGCCCCATCAGCCTAGTGGACCAGCTCCTGATGTCCGCCAAGTTCGGCAGCGTCATGCCGCTGTCGCAGGGCGGCGAAGCAGGGCGCGCCGAGTTTACCTCCCGTCCCCAGTCCAACTTGATGTCCGACCTTCAGCGCCGTCTTGAGATGTTTACCGTGGGGGCGCTGACGCCGCAGCAGCAGGTCTCCGAGGGCTTCGATCCAGCGACTGGGGTGCGGCTTTCACAGACGCAGCGCGACTTTATCAGAGCGCTTAGTGAGCAGAGTGGCCGAACTCCGGGCCAGTTCGCCGACGAGCCCCGGCGGTTGCAGTTCGGTGGCCGGCTGCGTATCGACCCGAACCGCGCCATCTCGACGCCCTCCACTGTCGCCGGTCCAGCAAGCGTTGTAGACCGGACTGGTAGGCGCGTCGCGCTGATGGGCGAGGCGGGGCGACCGGAGACGTTGAGCGTGAGCCCTGGCGTGCGTGGGGGCATAGCTACTACCGCTGGCGATCAGGGTGAGGCTCCAGGCCAGGAGCGACCTAACTTGAGGGCGGACCAGCAGATACGTTTCGATGAGATCACGCGCGTCCGCCCCGAACTACCGTTCGAGGTGCGGGTCGCCATCGCCCAGCGCCCTGGCCAGTTTGAGGAATGGATAGGCGTCCAGACTGGCCCGCGCACGGCTGCGGCCCGGCTAGTCGGCGGGGCCATCGCTGCTGATCGGCGCTTCTCTCCTACGATGCTGAGTCCACTTGCTCGTGGGCTCGCTCCTGGCCCGGAGCAAATGACGGCACGAGACTTTACCATGCTGCCACCTGACATGCAGCAGGCGCTTATGTCCGCCATCGGCCCAGACCTGTTCACACAATGGGCCTTTGAACTTAGTGGGGCGACCCCGACAGGCAGACGGACGGGGATCGCGGGGCCGGTGCGCATGGCAGCCTAGATGGTCAGCATCCGCCGCGGCTGGACGATCCCAGCTAGGCCAGAGGAAGCCGACAGGCAGGACCGGCGGCAGCGCCGCCTCCTTGGCATGGAACTCGGTCGCTGGGCTGAGCGGGCACGAGCGCGGCCAGTACCTAAAGAGGAGGGGCCGATTCAGCTCGGTCCTCCGGGCGTCGATCTCAAGAAACTCGCTACCAGCTTTGCCGAGCCTGACGCGATGGAAGCGCAGCGTGTCGCCTTCGGGGGCGAGGTGCCTGGGGCGCGTGAGGCGGCTGCCTTCGGCGAGACGGTTAGGGCGCTGCCGGAGCAGGACCGTGTGCGGCTCAGGGCGTTGGCGCGTGAACTGGATCGACGCGGCATGAGGCCGGGGGAACTGGTCGAACTCGCCCGCGAGCAGCCCGGCGTAGCCATCGGCCCTCGCGTCGAGGCGGACATCGAAGGCTTGGCCTTGCCCCCTGGTGCCAAGAAGCGCGTCACTGAGATTGCCCTGGCGAAGAAGCCGGAGGCGCGGAGGCAGCGAACGTTTGAGGAGATCAGGCAGGCTGTCTCTGAGGACCCAGAGGTACAGGCGGCAGGCGGACTAGGGCTTCAGCCGGCACCAGGAGGTTTCCAGGAAGAGGTGCTGGAGCGTGGCGTCGAGGAGCCCGTCGAGGCCCTGCTCGGTGAAGAGCGAGTGCGCGAGATTCGGGGACGCGGCGCGCAGGAAGAACTGCTCGGCGATATCATTGCCGACTTCGTGAGCTTCGGCGGCACCGAGGTCGCAAACCGGCTGGTAGAGGGCGACATCGAAGGGGCGCTCCAGATCGCCGCCCAGGTCGGCGTGCCCGTGACAGCGCTGACCGTTGGCTCCAGGGCACTCAGGCAGGCGAGCAACCTGCGCCGCATCCGCCAACTCGCGCAAGAGGCGAGGGCGAGACCGGCTGCTAGGGGTGCGCCGCTTGAGGCTGAGGCCGTGAGGCGCCCGCCGACCATCGAGGAGCCGTTACCTGGCAGGGCTGTGCCGGAAGGCGCACGTCCGGTAGTGGCAGAGCCCCGCGCACCTCGACCTACGGGACTGTCCGAAGAGGTGGTCGACGAAGGGCGCGGCATCTTCCGTATTCGCGGCGCCGAAGGCCAGCTTGACTACCGTGTGACCCCCGAAGGTGCGCATGTCATGGACATTAACGCGCCGCCTGGCCGGGGTCAGCAGTTCCTGGATGACCTCCGTGCTCGCCATCCTGGCACCATTACCGGCGACTTGAACACGGAAGCGGGGGCGAGGTTCTTTGCTAAACAGCCAGGGGCGAGGTTCACTGAGTTTCCAAGCGGTAGGGATGTCTCGGCGGATGAGGCCATCCAGTTAGCGAGGGGTGGCAGGGGGCCACGAGTGGAGCTTCTTCCGAGAGAAGTCGCTCCCCCTGTACGGCCAGTGCCAGAGGCAGCAGCGCGGGAGCCTACCGTCCGCCAGCTAGACCTAGAAGGCCGCGAGATTGATACCTTCGCTACCGAGCGCGAACTTGCTGGTATTCGTGAGACACAAGCCCCGCTGCCGTTAGGGCCAGCGCGCCGTTCGCCCTACGACAACATCAGCCGCGATCTTGCTGAAGAGATGTCGATAGCTCGCACCGCTGCCCCAGAACGAGTAGCCCAGCTTGAACAGGAACAGGCACTCCTTCGAGTCAACGAGGGCGTTGATCCTGTAGCGGCCTTGCCCGGCTTGCGAGCGGAGATGGACGACATCGCCTTTGAACTGAGTAGGCGCGGGCTGCGCTTTGGCGGCCGCCAGGGGCTGTCTGTACGCCAAGCGGCTAAGCAGCGAGTGCGGGGCCGTGGCGTGTCGATTCAGCGGGTTCCTGGTACGCCGAGGGAGTTGCAGGCTCGCTTTGATGCGCTGGACAGCTTAGCGTCTAGGCTTGAAGCTGAGGTGCCGGCCCTGGCGGCAGAGGCCCCACTAGCGGCAGCAGGCGGCGGCGCTCCACTGACGGCTGAGCGTGTAGCTGCTCGCCAAGCGACCGAACAAACCCGCGATCTTCTCATTGCCAACCCTGGACGCGAGGCGCGCGAGGCTTGGCGGCTCTTTGAAGGAGCGCGGGGCGAGAGTAACCTGAACCGCGCTGGTTGGGCACTGGACCGCTACGACGAGGCGAAGCAGGCAGGCGTGAAGATCGTCCGCAGGGCTGAGATCGCCCGCGCAGGGGATGAGCAGATCGAGATGATGGAGCGCATCTGGGGTGCCGTGGATGCCGATACTGGCAGGACGGCGCGTGGTGCGATAGGCCAGTTTCCGCCTGAGCAGCAGGCGCTCGTCCGGACGATCTACGACCGCATTGACGATCTAACGACGCGGCTCATCGAGGCCGATCCTGACTTCGCCCCCCGCGCATTGCCGGAATACTTCCCTCATCTCTTCAAGACTGTCAAGGCGCGTGCGCTGAGAGTGGGAGCCCCGCGTGGCTTTACGACCCGGCCAGGCTTCAGGCGCGAGCGCAAACTCGAAGGGATGCTCGCAGAGATACTAGACAATCGCCCCGATCTCGATCTCGTGACCTGGGACCCCATCGACTTCGTGGTGCGCCATGAGGCGGCGGCTGACAACTACATCGCTAGCCTGGAAGCGATCCGCACTCTCCGTGCTCAGGGGCTAATCCGGCCCCAGACTGCCGGACTTGCCAACTGGCGCACACCCGACATATCGCCGTTCAAGTTGCGCCAGAAGCTCGATGGATGGGTCGCCGAGCCGAAGGTAGCAACTATGCTGGAGCAGATGTTTGGACGATCAGCTTTCGACCAACATGGGGTGCTCAGGACGCTCAAGGCGACTCGCACGGCCCTCTTCAAGATGAAGGTGATCGGCGGTCTCTTCCAGCAGGTCGACTACACTGCCCGGGCGCTAGGGCTGGGGACGGCAGAACTCTTCCAGGCGCGGCCAGGTCAAGCGGTGAGGGCGTACTTCACCCCAATCCGCGCCATCGCACGCTCCATCTCGCCCCAGGTAGATCGGGCAGCTATCAAGGCTGCCGAGAAGAGTCCGAAGCTCCGGGCTCTCTACCGAAACGGGCTTGCTGCCAATGTTGATCCCTCCATCTCTGATCAGGCAATCCGCGGACTGGGCGGCGTAGTGCCGCAGACGGTGGCCGGTCGGCAGATTCCTGGGGCCGCGTGGACGCGCCAGGCGCTCGACTTCATCGGCGGTGACATGTACCGACGGTTTCACACCGACATGCTGGAGCAGGCGGGTCTAGTGAACTTGCAGAAGCACTTGCGGGAGGGGGTGCCGCTGGAGGAAGCTGCGCGTCTGTCCGTCGAAGAAACCAACGTCTTCTTCTCATCGATCCCCGCCTGGCAGAGCGCGGTCAAGTCCGCCACCGGCCGCGACTTACTGCGTTTCCCCTTCTTTGCTACGGGCGAACTGGAGGGCTGGTTCCGGTTGCCGGTACAGGCTCCAGCAGGCTTCGCCGGTATTATGAGCATGACGGCGATCGCAGCCGAGATGTTCAACATTCTCTTCGTCGGGAAACCGCTTGGCCTAGAGCAGCTTCGTCCCTTCGATCTCGACCCGGCTGAGTTGAAGGAGATACGCAAGGGGCCGCAGGCTATCTTCAAGACTGGTATGCCAGGCGTCGACTACAACACGAAGTTTCTGCGGCCAGAACTACCGTGGCGCGGGCCGGGTGGCCGTAAACTCTACCTCGACATTCTCGGCCAAGCGGACACGCCTTTTCGCTGGGCGCTCGATCCACTGTTCGCTACCCAGACTCGCCTCGGCCAGTTTCCACGCGCGGCTCTCGATGTTGCTGCCATGGCGTACGGAGAACGACCAGCCTTCGGCGAGCCAGTGGAGAGTGTGGCCGATTTCGGCACGTGGGCGCTGCAACAGATCTCGCCTATCAGTGTCTCCGGTCTAGTCGGGACTGAGCGTGGGCGCATCGGCCTCACTGGCGCTGGCGTCCAGGTCGGCGGCGTGAACGTGAGCGCTCAAGCGCTTGCTGAGCGCTTCCGTGACCTCTACGTTCAGAAGCACGGCACCGAACCTCAGCCCGACATCTCGCCCCGCCGCCTGGACCCGGAGCTGGCCGCACAGGCCGGCTTCACCGAGGAGACCGAGTTCGGGCGCGAGCGCGCCGAGATCGTCGCTGGCGAGGAGGGGCAGCTCACCGACCTTGCCCGCATCGTCCTGCGTGGCAACCCCGACGCGATGGAGCAGTTCGGTGAGGAGCTGGGCGACTTCTTCCGCTTCCGGTCCGGCGTCACCGAGACGATGGTGCGCGACCTCAATCTGCCGGAGCAGGAGGCGTCGCTCGTCCGCGAATGGTACGACCTCGACCCCCGCGACCGCCGAGATCCCGAGACGGGCCAGCCGGACTGGGACTTCTTCGAGGATCAACGTGGTCGCGTTCTCAGTAGGCTCCGACGTGAGGGCGCATCCGGCCGCGAGGCGGCAAAGGCGCTCGAACGCGGCACCGGTATCCAGTTCGCCGAGCCCGATCTCCAGCGTGCCTACGACGCGCAGCGGGAGCTGCGGGAAGGGCTGGACGGCTACTACGACGAGGAATCCGGTGAGCCGCGGGAGCGCTACCGGAGACGCAACCCGGAGGTGGACGCCAGGCTCTTCCTGCTGGGCCGCGTGAGCCGCGTGGTGACGAGCGCCGCCCAGCGTGAGGTGCGGAGCCTGTCGCGTAGCCTGCTCGGAACCGAGGTTGAGGCTGGACGGGGTGAGCAGCGAGAGCGGCGGTTCGGCGAGCCGATCAGGATTGGGCCCGTAGAGCCTATTGCGATAGGGAGATAGCGGATGGCAGCAGGTGAGAAATGGGAAAGGCATTGCCGCGAGGCGCATCCTCGGCGGCGGGTGCGGAAGTGTGTGCGGAACCTGATGGGAACGGCCATCATGTGCTGCATCGGCGACTGCGACTGGTCAGTTGGGGTGAAGCGTGGCTGAGCGCATCGTGGAGGTGCTCTGGGAGGATTCGGCCCAGGTAGGCAACTGGCACCATGAGGAAGATATCCCACCTATCGGGCCGATTCGCTCCGTGGGCCTTCTGTACCGGGAGGATGACACTGCGCTGGTGCTAATCCAGAGTCTAAATCTCACCGAGGACGGGCCGGAGGTGCGTACTGCCAAACTAGCTGGTTCGCTCGTCATCCCCCGTTCCGCCATCCGTGAAGTGAGGGAGCTTAGGCGCCATGCCACTCAAAGGACACGTTAGATTCCGAACCCGCAAGGTCAAGGGAGGCAGGCAGCGCCTCGCCTTTAGGAACAACAAGGTGGTCGAGGTGAAGACGACGAAGCGGGGCAGATCGAAGACGAGGCGACCTCGGCGTTGAGCGAGCCAACCATCATCCACTGCCTCTGCCGGCGCGGAGCCTGGGATCGCATCCTGGCAATCATCCTGCCGGATGGTCGGTTGGAGATACGTCAGGATGGGAAGTCGAGCATCGTGTCGGGCGGGCGCGTCGAGCTCTCCTGTAGCCGCTGCGGCTTCGAGCGAGAATTGGCACTTGACAAGAGTGAGATCGCTGTTGTAGCCTAGAGGAAGCTGAATACACGCGGCGTTCGCCCTCTTTCTGGGTAGGCTGGGATGGAGGGCGATTCTATATGGCGAAACAAGAGGCAGTCGCAACAGACGCACCGCCCACTGACGCACCGCCCAGCGACGAGCCGAAGCCGGGCGAGCAGCCTGTCGGTGCTCCGGCGGAGGAGCCGAAGGCTGAAGAGCCCGGCGCAGAGGAGCCGAAGGGCGAAGGCGAGACCCCTGCCGACGCCGACACCCCATCCGCCTTCGAGAAGATGACCGAGGGCCTGACCGACCCCGATGAGATCGAGGCGGTTCGGGCGCGTCTGCTTGAGAAGCTACCGGAGGATCGACGCGAGCCCAAGCCGGAGCTCGGAGAGGCAGATACCCAGTCCACCCTCCTGGCCGAGCAGCGCCGACAGGAAGGCAAGCGGGAGAACGAGGCGAAGCGCGAGGGCGCGCTAACCCGCCTGAACACGCATCTCAAGCAGGTCAGGCAACGCCTCGCCGCTGACGACCCCAGCGACTCCAAGGTCGCCACGCTCCCTGACGACTACGACCCCGACCTCCTCTCCGGCGCCATCAACGAGATCGTTCAATCGGAGATTGCCCTCGCCGACCAGGGCGCACGCGAACTCTTCTCCACCGCACTTGCCCAGCGGCTGCAACGGCATGGTGGGCCAATCGCTGACGATGAGTTCAAGCAGATCGTCAAGGATGTGGCCGAGAACAAGGTCGAGCACGGCATCGTCGGCGCCTATCTGGACAAGTGGGGAGAGCGGCGCTATCAGGAGGGGCTCACCGAGGGGCAGACCGCCGCCAAGTCGAAGGACGAGGGCTGGCGCAAGGCCGAGTCCGCAGCCGTGCGCGCTGAACTGATGAGTGAACGTGGGTTGGAGCCGGACGCAGGGCCAGGCAAGCCCCCTATCGGAAGTCTGGCCAGCGTTAAGAACCCCCAGGAGTACATGGCATTGTCCGAAGAGGACAGAGATCGCTTACTCGTAGGCAGTGGAGGCAATAGCAGATGACAATCGACAACGTGAATCCAGTCGCGTGGGCAGGCGAGCTCCTGCTGAACCTGAACGACAAGCATCAGTACGCGCAGGGCTTCAACCGCAACTACGAGGGCGATATCGCCAACTTCGGCGACAGCGTGAAGATCAACTCCATCGGGCGGCCGACCGTTCAGGACTACACGAAGAACGGTTCGCTTACCGGACCTGAGACGCTGGTTGACGCGCAGCAGACCTTGCTCATTGACCAGTCGAAGGCGCTCAACTTCGAGATCGATGACATCGACAAGCGCCAGCAAAAGCCGAAGCTGATGCGGGAGGCTACGAGCGAGGGCGCATGGTCTCTCGCCGACACGGCTGATGTGTACCTCTCCAACGTCCTGAACTCGGCAATCATCTCGGCCAACACCCTGACGGCCGCAACGAGCGTTGGCACGGGGCCGGGCGACGATGACGCCTACGAGGTCCTGATCGACCTCGACACCATCCTGAGCGTCAACAACGTGCCGCGTAACCCAGCGTCTCGCTGGGTCTTCGTCCCGCCGTGGTACGAGGGCGAGCTTCGCAAGGACAACCGCTTCGTGTCCTTCGGCACGCAGGCCAACCGCGAGAACCTGCGAGGCATGCCGGTCGGCGAGGCGGCGGGGTTCACGATCTACGTGTCGAACAACGTGCCAGGTACGAGGCCGGCCTATGACATCCTGGCTGGCTATACGGGAGCCGCGACGTTCGCCGAGCAGATTCCGGTCGGCTCCTTCCAGGCGTTCCGCCCGGAGGCCAGCTTCTCCGACGCGATGAAGGTCTTGCATCTGTACGGCGCGAAGGTGCTCCGGCCCTACGCGCTCGCCAAGTGCGTTGCGACCCAGGCTTAAGCGCCGAGTGGAATAGGAGATTGAACCATGGCAACAACCCCAATCACACCAGTTGACCCGACCTTCAACACGCGGAGCGACGACCTCGTGGCACTCGGCACCGTTGCAAGCGCACCAGCCGAAGGGTGGGTGATCGCTGCCGGCGGCAAGTGCAACGGTCGGCTCGTCCTGTTCTTCGAGGCCGACGGCTCAGGCGACACCGTGACGATCAAGGCGGGCGACCGCCCACCGGCCCAGGACGCGGACTACGGCGACGACGACATTGTCCTGGCCGCGAGTGACCTGCGAGCCTACATCCCGACGGGTCGCTTCATCCAGGATGACAGCACAATCGAAGCTGTCTGCACCGATGGTGGGACTCGCTGCTACGCGATGATCATCCCGTACGCTGGACCAGGATACCCGCTGACGTAATAGGCGAACTGTGATTCCGAGAAAGGGGATTAACAATGCCTAACGGAAACTGGCTAACACGCTCTTCCTACATGCCGCTGGTGCGGAAGCATGTGAAGGGGCCAATGTGGCAGAACGAACCCGGCACGGACTTCTGGCTTACGCCGGGCCCGACTGCCAGCGAGGCTGCCTCCACCGCCACCATTGAACAGCTCGTAGAGGGTGGCTGGACGGCTACCTCACTCGTGGATACAGAAGGCTCGGCCGCCGACTTCATGGCCTCTGCGGACAAGGGCGTGCCGAATCACTTCCTGACTAACGCTACCGCTGACCTTCTGGAATCGCCAACGGTCTTCGGCAACTACGAGCACGCCTGGCAGGCGATGCGTTGTGCCGGCCTGAACTCGATTCCCAAGAAACTCGTTTGCGAGTTCTGGGGTGCGATGTCCGTCCACTCGGCAGATGAGCCGAGAACCGGCTGGGGGCTCATTGAGGATGGCGGTGGCGTTGCCACCGAAGCTGACCAGCTCGCGTTCATCTCGTCCGACTCGTCCAACTTCCAACTCGCTGCGAATGGCGGCGCCGGTGCGCTGACAGATGCGGGTCTCGCCGACGACGCGCTCTGGCACCTGTTCACCATCGAGGTCGCACTCGGCCCGTCGCTCTGCTACTGGTACGTCGACGGCGCGTTGCAGGGCTCCATCGCCATCACGGAAGACCAGTGGCCGGCCAAGTTCGGCTTCCACGCCCTGACGACCAACCGGCCGTTCCTTGGCACTGTCCACATCTACTACTCGTGGTCGGGCGTGGGCTCTGACCTCGGTGCAGTACCGACGAGCGCAGCCGACTGATGATTGAGTTCGCAGTCCGGGTGAAGGGGCTACATGCTGAGGACGACGGCCAGGCCACCTGGGTACTGGCCGTCGACCCTCAGGGCGGCGTGCTGATCGTCCACGAAGACAAGACGCTGCACTGGCATCCCCTTGCCGACTGCACCTTCGCCAAGCTCATCCCACCGGACAGGCCGCGCCCTGTCTTCGCTGTGCAGCCTGCGAAGCCTGCCAACAAGCCGGACCCCCTCGTGGTGCCCAACAGGGCTGCACTGAGGGCGCTGGAAAGGAACGGCCCGGAATGAACATCGAACTCATCGTGGAGCGAGGTTCGCGGGAGAACATCCCCTACGTTGGGTTCGTGGCCCGCGAGACCGAGGATGCGGTGGTGCTCGTCTTCCACGGCGCCCAGCGGTCTAAGCCGCCATTCTTCGCCATCAAGAAGGATCGCATTCTTGAGCGCCACGTTCTGAGGAAGGTTCAAGCCCGGATACCCAAGACTGCGGAACTCGTGGAGGCTGTTGCATGACCACGACAATTACCTATCTCTGCCCGAACTGCACGACGCCGCTGGACCTCAGCAAGTTCGTCTGCCGCTGCGGGCACTTCGTTGTCGACAGTCCTATCGGCATCGCCAGCCGTCCCGTCAACGCGAAGATCACGGGCGCGTCCGGCCCCCCGGGCCGCTACGCCTCGCTCGGCGACGGAAACGATGTGGATGGCACAGAGACCATCGCGGACGGCGGCACCATCGATCATGGACTGGGCGCCATACCAACTCACGCAACCGTCACCGCCTCCGTCTCTGGTGAGGTCGCCTACATTACGTCGATGTCTGCAACACAGTTGACTGTCGCGATCAAGAGCGCGGCCGGGGCAGCGGGCACAACGCAGCCGATCACCTGGACGGCGGCGAACATCTTTCCTAGCTAGCAATCATGGAGGCCCAGCTTGGCCACGATCTCACGTCAGGCACTCCGCACCAAGATCGGGCGCGACCAGGCGTGGCTCCGCTTCGCTCCTGCCGCCCCTGAGACGGCCTCCGGTACTACGACCGCCCAAGGCGCCGCTGACGGCACCACCATCATAGACACCGACATCTATTCCTCTGCCATCGACCAGCTCGTCCGGCAGAGGAGCGTCATCTGCATCACGTCGGGCGACGAGCGCGGCGAGCGCCGATACGCCACCGGCCCGCCCACCACGGCGGGCGTGATCACTGTCTCGCCTGCCTTCAGTTCTCAGCAGGAGGCCAGTGTCACGTATGAAGTCTGGGACCCCGATGGGCCGCACCCCGACATCATCGACCGGATGATCGACAAGGCGCTGCTGGAAGACTGCTGGCGGTGGGTGCCGGTGCCGATCACGTATGTTCCCTACGGCGACTTCGGCGAGGAGCTGGCCGTGTCCACGAACGATCTCGTGGATGGCGCCGTGACGGCCTGGACAGGCACGAACGCTACACCGACTATCGTATCCCAGACACCGCCGCAGGAGTTTGTCCGGCGCGTGGTGCGTATCAACGCTACTGCTGGCGCGGGCTACCTGGAGAGCCAGACAATCGACGTAGACCCCGATAATCGAGATGCGTGGCACATAGAGGCACTGGTTCGCGCCCAAGGCGCTGGCGCGGCTGTAGGGGACGCTCGTATCGTTCTATGGGACAAGACGAACGGTGCAGCTATCACGCCCACCACGGCGCTTACTTGGGTAGCTCGTGGGTGGGGGCTGATCAAGTCGGACTTCACCATCCCGGCGACTTGCTACCAGATTGCCATCCGGCTGCTGACGCAGAACAATGGCGAGGATACCGACTGGGCCTGGGTGCAGGCTTGGCCCAAGGACCAGACGCGATTCTCGCTGCCGCAGCGGATTGTGGCGCTCAAGCACGTGGGCGCGACCTTCGTGCGCGTCGGGGACATCTTCGGCAACTTCAAGCGCGCCCCCTGGGATGGCTCCCTTGACCACCGCGACATAGGTGGCACAGGCGTTCAGCTTGAGATTGAGCCGCAAATAGGTGCCCATGCACTCTGGTTCTACGAGCGCGACAGCTTTCCGATTCTCACTACGGCTACGCCGGCGGCAACGGACGACGATAACACCACTTGGGCAGCCGAAGTCTGGCTGCGCACCGCCGTCACCTGGGAGCTCTACCGCTGGCTAGGCCAGCGGGACCGGAAGACGGAGCAGGGCGCGCCGGAGGGCGCTGAGCAGCCGATCCCACGCGGCTGGCGCGAGGCTGAGCAGGACGCACTCGAAGAGCTGCTCGCCATGCAGCAGGAATACGGCGCGGCACCCATGATCGTGGAAGATGCTGCCCACCCAGCGCACAGAGCAACCCAGCCGGTGAACTAGCCTCATGGCTGAGGTCGAACTGTTCCGAGGCGAAGCAGGGGGCTTCGGGGACGCGCAGCGCGATCCGCGCCGGCCGGATGGGTATGCCAGTACATTGCACGGGATCATCGCCGGCGGCGGCTTCAGCCCCTACTTCCTGGGCACGGAGGTCTCCTGGGGCGTACAGGCGGCTGAATACCGCTCCGGCGCAGACTGGCTCAACAACGCCGGCAGCCCGCTGATCCTTGTGGTCGGCGGCGAGGTGGGCGACGCTCGCTGTTTGGCGATTGATTCCGCTGGCGCTGTTAGCCTAGATCGTACCTTCACCGGCAAGACTATCGTGCCGGAGCGCACCACACTTGCCTCGGCACTCCACTCAGACGGCTCCACAGTACCCTACTTCTTTGTTTGCTTCGGCTCATCGGGCGACATGGAGTATCGAACGAAGGCTGGGGGTTGGGCAACGGTTGCGGCTGGCGATAGGCCCAAGCAGGCGCACGGCCTCCTCTCCGAGAACGGCAACCTCTGGGCGATCCTGACCAACGGCTACCAGGTTCGCAAGTGGCCGGCGGGAACGAATCCCGTGAGCGGGACAGCGGGCGCGGCCATTGACGTGGGCACCTCCAACTGGAAGATTCTCGGCGCGGCGGTGCTTGCGCGCTCCTACATCGTGTTCGTCAAGCCGGACGGCATCTATGTCTACGACATCGATACCAACCGCTTCGAGAACATCGCCCCCTGGCTGAAGAACAACATCCACCAGTTGACAGGCAAGGGCACGACGGAATGGGGCGGCGATGTCTATGTGCCGCTCGGCTGGGGCGGGATGCTGCGCGTGACGCAGAACCTAGAAATCCTGGACGCCAGCCCCGTGCCACGCAACCGCCGCCCCGATGTGGAGACGCCCGGCCGCTACCGCGTCTCTGCGATGGTCGGCGATGCGCGCTACCTCTACGCCGCGCACGAGCCCTACTGGCAGCTCCTACAGGACGAGATCGACCTAGCCGTGCTCACGACGGCGAATGACGCCGCCTTTAACGACCGCACGGCCGTCTCTACGGACGGGGATGCCTTCACGAACTTCACGCTCAACGACGTGAACCCCGGCAGCGCGACCTCGTTCATCTATGTTGGCGCGACCAGCCGCTTCCTGATGCCCATCCTCGGCATTACCGCTCCAACGGCCCTCTCGAGTACGCCGACGGTCCAATACTGGGACGGGGACTCCTGGGAGAGCGTCTCTATCAAGGACTACACCGCCCAATTCACGCGCATCGGCGGCGTGGTGCCCGATGCCCGCATTCCCGATGATTGGGCGCAGAATGCGGTGGACGGCACTACGCGCTATTGGCTACGCATCAACGTGCCCAGCAACGTACAGACCGACACGGCCATCTGGGAAGTGGTAGCTGTTCCCGACGTGGTTCCTGTCTCCGGCACGAACACCGACGAGGATGCCTTCGACCGGGCCGGCGCCCGTACGCACATCTTCCGTGGCTACTCGGTTGGGGACGAAATGCACTGGGATGATATCGGCTCGCTTGCCGACGATCACAGCTTCCTCCTCTTCTTCACTACTCTCTGGGCCCAGAACGCAGGGCGCCACCTGATCGCTGTTGGCCCCCTGAACTACGAACTCCTGCCTCTCGGCATTTCCGGCGAACCACGGATGGTGCGCTACCCCAACTGCGTCAACGGGTTCGCTTCGATCTGGCGCGGCGGTGCCGATGACCGGATTTCACAGGAGGAGCACGCGCCGACCACGGTGAAGCAGATCGCTGTCTTGCACGTCTACGGCAAGGACGCCAACGAGGGGGACCGCATCCAGGCGTGGGTGAAGTGGGATGACAAGGAGGCGGTGCCGGTTGGCTTCAACTTCGGCCTGCCCTGCCGTCTCTACATCGATCCGCCCTCCGAGCGCGGCCAGGGCTATGAGTACGCCGTCTGGATCGGCGTGGAGGATGCCGTCCGTGATGAGCGGGTGCCCCTCATCACCCGCGTCGTGGCCGAGGTCATCGAAGTCACGGGCGATGCAGTAGAGGCGAGCGTGTGAGTGCTCCCAAGCATGGACACCGACCACCAGGCGTCGTAGCCCTGGACGACGACGTGATCGTAGGCGGCGATGAGGGGCGGGGCCGCTGGCGCCTGCTCAACTTCCGCCGTGGCCTAGTAGCGGCGGCGGATGGCGACCGCGTAGATATCGACGTGCAAAGCGGCTTCGTAAACGTCGATTACGTCGTCGACCCTAATGGACTGGGCACCCACCTCACCCTCTCAGGGGCGGACGGGGCTTTCCAAGCAGCACTTGCCGCCGGCGGGAACAAGGTCATCTGGATGTGCTACGACGCCAGCGAGACCTTCTCTGACGAAGAGGAAGTTGGCGGCATAGATGGCGTCATCACCATTTGGGGGCCGACGACGCGGCAAGAACTAAACGGTGGCGCTATCGCCGGGGCCGCCCGTGTTGTCCTTACCGCTGCCAACGACAAGAACCTCTTCAAACAGACCTCTGCGATGACGGGCACTTTCAAGGGCGTCATCTTCAAGGGTATCGGTTTCAGCGTTCAGTCCAGTTACGCCATCTTGCTCGTCAACACCGTCAGCGAGATCCGCTACCTTGAATTCGCTGAATGCACCTTCAGCGGGGGATACCTCCTACAGAACCCGGACGCCATCGTGGGGCTCGGCAACGTGCGCATTTTCTTGCGCAACTGCGGTGGAACACTTAACGCTCTCTGGGCCAATAACCGAGCGGCTCTAAGCACTGGCCCTGACCAGTTCTTGTCCGATGGCTCAGTCATCACCCTGACCAACTGGTTCGACAACGCGGGGACGGGTACTTCTCCCAATTTGTGGGACACGAAGAATGACTGGTGGACAGTCTCGAACGGTATGGTCATCCGAGACGCGCCCTTCTTCATGGAGGGCACCCGCGTCTACTACAGCGGTAGCGGGGCCTTGTTCTCCACGCCCGCCAGTGGGGAGGGCTCAGCCTCCCAAAAGGACTACGCCTTCACGGACATCGTCGTCCAGTTCTCTCACGTGGATGGAGTCTTTGGGGACTTCCAGAGCGCCGCCGCCAACAACCTGGAAGGGCTCTTCATTGATGGGGTTTATGGATACCCCACAACGGGAGTTACGCCCACTGGCACCTTCTTGACCATTGACGACCCGGACTTCCTTAGCGTCTATGTGGGAGATTTCTACGGCCGGGACTTCTCCCCGCAGTACAGCGGGCCTCCATCTACACCATCCGCCCCGCTAGCTCCCGAGGATTTCCAGTGGACCGACGACATCGAACTGACCATTTCAGGTGGGGTCATCACCGTCACCCAGACGCACCACACCATCGACACCGAGGGCGATGCGGCGACGGACGACCTCGACACCATCAACGGCCTGGTCGCCAACCAGCTCTACTTCTTCTACCCGGCGAACGACGCCCGGACGGTCGTGTTCAAACACAACACGGGCAACATCCTCTGCATCGGTAACGACGATATCGTCCTGGATGATGCCCACGATTTTGTGTGGGGCTTCTCGCCGGACGGGTCCAACATCTACGTTAGCGGTGCCCACAGCTCGACGGAGATCATCGACGCCGACCGGGACACCCACTGGCGGGCGGAAACGGCCGCCGACGAGGACATCCTACGTGCGACGATCGCTGGCACAGAACACTTCCGGGTAGGTGGGACTTCTCAGCTCGACTTCTTCAACGGTTCCATCTTGGAGACGACACGAATCGTCGTCTCATCTAACGGGACAACGGTCACGCTGGCTCTGGATCAGGCGGGAGGTGGGGACCTCACCCTCGTCTTCTCAGATGGGTTCTCTACGTTCGACACGACGCCTGCGGTCAGCGTCTCTCTGACTCCCGGCAGCGACACGTCTCCGCAGACCAACTACGTCTATATCCTCCAATCGAACAAAACCCTAACCGTCAGCACGTCGGGCTGGCCTAGCGAAGAGCACGCCCCGATTGCCATCGTGATCCTACAATCGGCCGCGACCACGCAGACCGAGAACGCGCTTGTCGTCCATTTGTGGCACGACCATGTTCAGGGCAGCGATGAGCAGGGGCACTACTCGCATCTCGGGCGGTGGATACGGCAGCATTCCGCCACCTACGAGAGCGGCGTCGCGCAGACCCTCACGATCACGACGAATGCCGGTGTCCCGGATAATGTGGACTTCGCTACGACGGCGGGCGAGGTCTATCAGATGCACCTCCATGCGGTGCCCGCGTTCGACACGGCGACGGGGACGAACGTCCATGTCGTCAACGACAGCGTGTCCCCCTACACGCCGGTCACGGATCTCGCCGATCTCCTCACCGATTCGGCCGGCGGCTCCATGTCGGGGAAGTATTTCAACCTCGTCATCTGGGCCAGCGTCAGCGAGGAGACGGATGAGACTCACCTATTCATCAACCTCCCGTCTGGCTCCTACAACAAAGAAGGCGATGCTACTGACGATGTGTCTGGCTTCACCGACTTCACCATCCCGGACGACTTTAAGGGCACGGCCTTCCTGATCTCGCGGCTCACCCTGCGCCATCAGGCGGCTTCTGGAGGCACCTGGACATCTATCCAGGAGACGGACCTCCGGGGACTCATTCCAAACCTTGTCGCTGGTGGTGGCACGTCGGCCATCACAACGGAGTTCGCGGATAACGCCTTCAGGATATTCGACGAGAGTGATGTCACCAAGCTCCTCGCATTCCAGCTCAGCGGGATCACGCCGGGTAACACGCGCACGCTGACTATCCCTGACGGGGACGGGACACTGTTGTTGGCCGAAGGATTGTCCGGCGGTCAGACGCTCATCGGCGATACGGCCAGCGGAGGAGACCTCACTCTTCAGTCCACGGCTCATGCCACTCGCGGGAGCATCTTCCTTGGCTCTGCTTCAGAGTTCGAGCTGGACGAGACAACAGGTCAATTGAAGCTACCGACTCAGGGGAGTGGTGGGGGGCTGCTTGTAGGTGGAGATGTCAACCTCTACCGTGGCGCTGCTAACCAATGGAAAAGTGACGACAATATCGAGTTCGCTGGGTATATCAAGACGACGGATGTTCTTTGGGCTTCTGGAGGGACGGCTGGAACAAGGAACGTGGCCCTGTATGAGAACTTCGATGACACACTCGGAGTAAGCGGCGTGGCTTTCCAGGTGAAGTTGTCAGGCTCACAATGGGGAGCCGTCTTATGGAACAAGAATGGTGCCTGGAACTCTGGCTCTGCAGCTGCTCTCAAGGATACTTACACCTCGTTCTCCAATTTGGTAGACGGTGCTGCTGTTGAGCAAATGCGGCTTACGGCTGCAGGTGAACTGAGCGTGGATGCCATCGTTGAACTCACCGGCGCTGCCGGCGTCACCATAGAGTCGGTGCTGCTCAAGGACAACGGCATCACGGCAACGGGTGTGATGGATTTTGGCGGTGCGACATCCCTAGAAATCCCGAATAGCGCCACGCCGACGGTAAACGCTGACGGCGAGATCGCGCTGGACACGACAATCACAGACTTCAGCCACGGTCTCATCAGATACTATGGCGGCGAGGAGTTGGTCATCATTGCCGTACCAGCGGCGCAGATCGACACCGCTCCCACTGATGGGCACGTTCTTGCTTACAACGCCACCAACGACGAGTTCGAGTTTGTGGCTCAGGCGGGTGGTGGCGGTGGGCACACTATTCGAGAGAATGGAGTCGACCTAACGGCGCGCACCGGGCTGAACTTCAACAGCGGCCTCATTGCAGCGGATGATGCGGGCGGCGACGAGAGCGAAGTGGACCTGGACTATGCCGCTGTCTGGGCCATGCAGATAGGAGTGTAGAGAGATGGCAAGCCCTCGTTCGTTCGACCCCAAGGTACTCGTTGACGGAACGCTGCTTCCTGCCGCCGCAGCGGTAGCTTACACCTCTCCCGTGTTCGTTGCTACTGAGCGGGGCACGCGTATCCAGGATGTGACCCTCACGAACCAAACGGTCGCCTCTGTGCTCGTCCAGGTCTGGGTTGTAGAAGTGGGTGGGGCCAGAGGTAATGCCAACCGTGTGATCAATGATGTTAGCATCCCTTCGGGTGGATTTCCCTACACCTTCTTGGAAGGCTACATCCTCGATCCAGGTGACACCATCGAATGGCTCGGGGGCGCAGCCGCTTCCGTCGCGGGACGCATTGCGGGTTGGGAGATGACGGACTAAATGCCCAGGCCATCGTACCCCTCTGCCGCGCCGTCTCCCGTTCAGTTCGCAAAACGGGACGGTGTGGAACATTGGGAGCCCTACCATCACGCGGGGCCGGCTAGCCCGTGGTTGATTTATCCTCAACCGCCTCCCATCCTAGCCGCTTGGGTGCCGAGTCCGTATGCCGTCATCATTGACCCCCTGGCGAACGATTTTGTCATGACCCACTGTAACATCCAGGTACTGTCCGTTCCCAGCGTCACGGGGATCAATCCGGGGGTGTTGCATCTACAGGTGGTCGAAGCTAATGCGGGCGGCGGTGGTGAAATTCCTATTCTTGAGACCGCAATTTCGTCGGTCAGTCTCGTCTCTTCTGTCGCGACTGTTAATCTGCTCGGTAGTTCTTTCATGCTGCCATGTGCTCCACGACTGATACGAGCGGGACGCCGACTGGCCTTTCGGATTGCTCTTAGCGTACCCAACAACGTGGCTACACCGGCGCTTGCCCTCTACGCTGTCGGCTACGCAGGACATGTTCCGATGGGCTATCCGCTCTACGATTATGGACGGCGGATGCAAGCTCCGCAGTACCCCAATAACTTCATGCGAGTCGCGCCGCTCTTTGGTACATTTAATGTCAATCTTGGGGGAGCTTGGGTTCCTTTCGCCCCATGGACTACTGTGATTGATCCAGCCCCTACCGACCTGCTCGTCTATGGAGTTACAGATTATGGCCCATCATCAATCAATCGTGGAAGGGAGTATCTATTCGCAACAGGAGCGGCGGGTGTTGAGGTGGTACGCGCCGTCGTTCCGATGCCTGGCTATATAGTCCTCCAATTCAGCGCAGGCTGGTTGTGGAGGCCGCTACTCATTAAGCGAGGTGAAAGATTTGCCATCACCGGCGCGAAGGCCATAGCAGGGAACGATAGCATTCACCGGCAGACTGTTCACTACCAGGAAATATGATGGCTACTATTGCGCTGACCGACGAGAAACGCGCCGTGATGGCCCATGCTATAGTTGGTCTCAGTATGCGCGATCCCGCTGTCTTGGAAGCACTGCAAAGCGATCTGAATCTGTCCACCAACGAGCTAGAATTGTCTCAGGAGGATACGCGGATTCTGCTCCGCGCCGTGCGGGAATATGAATCCTCAGCAGTTGCTCTGGTGCAAGAGGCAGAACGCCAAGTTGTGGCAAGGCAGCAACTAGAGAAGGAGTTGTCTGATCAGCTTATCAGTTAAGTAGAAAGGAGACGACATGAGCAAGCGTATCGCCAACACCGAGCTGGTTCAATCCCTTGTGGGACAGGAACCCTGGAAGCTGAACGGGCGGGAGATCCGTCCGGGGGAACTCCTGCTGTCAATCATCATGGGCATTCATCAGGTAATGAACGCCCAGCGGGCTGAGGTGATGACGTTGGTAGACGCTCATCACAGTTCACGAGTGATCGAGCGGCTCCTCGACCCCGTCATCGAGCTGGAAGATGCCGACTACGAATGGCTCAAGACTGTAGCCCTGCCTTATGCGCCTAGAATGTTGGGTCCCAACGCCCAACTCGCCGTCCGCATCGTAGAGGGGGCGACCGACCTGGTGCCGAAGCCCAGCCCCGATGGTTCTATCGAGCAGCCGGAGGAGGCCGTGCGTCAGGAGTCGGCTAACAAAGGATGACCTGGCGCGACCTCTGGATCGCCCTGCCCCTGGCCGCCCTCGTGGCGCTCACCGTGACGCTGCTGGTAGCACTGTTGCAGGGATGCAGATTGTAAGGAGGTAGGGATGAAGGACTGGATTTATCACGGACTCGCCGGCAACGAGGCCCCAGAGGAACAGGTCGGCTTCAGCCGAGGAGCCGTCGCCGGTATCCTGCTGGGAGCGATCAACGCCGCGCTGTACTTCCTGCCGGTAGACGTGGACGGCAAGCTGATACTGGCGTCGTTCCTCAACCCTGCCGCCGTCTTTCTCAGCTACCTGGCCTACGCTGTGCTGGACAAGTGGCTGAAGGCGAAGGGGCTCAAGCCATGATCCTCTGGGCCTTCCTAGTCCTCTGGGGCCTGATGGCCGTGCAGCACTTCTTGGAGGTGATGCAGCCGTGAGCACCATCTACCTCGACCGCCGAGCCTGGGGCGCCCGCACAGACATCCCGCGCCTGGGCGGTCCCGAAGATCCCCGTGGCAACTGGGGCCTGGTCCCTCGCAGCAGACGCACACACATCATCAATCATCACACCGTCGTCATCGACCACGACGCCACGCCGAACCTCTGGGAGACGCTGGACGAGGTGAAGGCGAAGATGCGCCAGCTCCAGACCATCCGGCCTAACCTGGGGATGGATGTGCCTTACAACTTCGTCTGGTTTCTCATGACCAACCTCGACCTCATCATCTGCGAGGGGCGCGGCCATGACCGCTGGGGTGCACACACGGCCGGCCTCGATGACAACGGGGACTATAACAACGGGGCTGGCATCGGCATCGCTGGTGAGGGAAACTTCGAGACCTACGCCCGCGACATTGGGCCGTGGATACCGGTGCTGAGTGCGTTCTACGGCGAGCTTCGGGAGACCATGCTGAACCTGGGTAGTCTGCACCCCATAGGAGCCGATACCTACGGGCACCAGAACTTCGCCAACACCGCCTGCCCGGGCTGGCACATCTACACCCGGCTGCCTGAGATCAAGATTCCGCTACCACAAGAGGAGGACACTGAGATGCAGCCCTACCTAGCATGGGACCTAGACCGCAAGCGCGTCTACTACGTCGGGCCGTGGGGTGCGTCGTGGCTCACGGACGCCAGGGATGTCGAGACGCTGAAGGAACGCCACGGGGAGATACAGGTAGCGCTTCACGAGTCCACGATCAACTCAATCAAGAGCGGCCAGCGGGCGCCCGCCTAGCCCGCCGAGGTGGGGCGTGGTATGCTGAGGCCAACCACCCTTGCCGCTTCTGGTAGCAAGGAGCCGGGGGCCCCGCCCAGCGGGGCTTCCGCATCTGTGGTATGCTCATTGTGCCGCCACGGGAGTGGGGTTGACACCCAACCTCGTGCTAACGGGAGTCCCGCTCAGCGGGGCTTCTGTTCTTCCTTGATACTTTCGCGGCCCAGAGTTGCAATTCTCGGCCCGGTTGCAACTGGAGTATCACAGCCTGGGGCGGCTAGCTTTCTCGAAACAGCAACTACGGCTTCTAAGCGGTAGGGGGTTGACAAAGGGTTACCCAATAGGTTACCCTCCCTGTATGGATTACAAAACCGTGATCAAGATTGGCGAAGATGTAGACCATGAACTCCGTCGGCTCAAGAAGGAGTGGCAGCTTCAGAGTCACAACAAGGTGCTGCGGCGGCTGCTTGGCCTGACGATTCCCCATTCCAAGGATGGCGAGACTGGGGGCAGGGATGCCCCCACCGCCAGAGGTGCGGCGTGAGCGCCCCCACCTCCACCACCGCTGCTGAGGCACTGCTGGCGGCGTTGCGGGGCCGGTGCGGCCACGGCTCGTCGTACACCTGCGAAGTCTGTGAGGCCCGCATAACCGCAGAGGTGCGGCTAGAAGGGAAGTTGACCGAGCGCATCCTGGCCTACGCCATCGCTGCGACGAAGGCGCTGCTGGCGGCGGAGGGCTTGGAGCATTGGACACCTGAGCACTCTTCGCAGTGGTGGGTGGAGGCAGCCGCGCCCGCCCTCGCCCTCTGGGCCGCGCTGCGCTGGGGCAAGGAGGATGGCCATGACTGAGCAGAGGGCGCAGTGGCGCGTCGAGGATAGACAGGACATCCCGGTGCTCCTTGCGCCTGATGGCCGGGAGTATGCACTTAACTTTGACGTGAGCCAGGGCATGATTGAAGCGGTAGCCCTCGCCGCAGAGCGAGCAGCGCAACTCGTCGCCGCCGTGAACCAGGCCCCGCTGGTGGAGGAGCTGGTGGGGGCGCTGGAGGCTGAGCAGCGTGCGCGGAGACGTGCCGTGGCGATGCTCGTAGATTCCGGCGCGGTAGATGGTGGCGAGCTACGTCAGGTAGGCGAGCAGACTGAGCGTGTCCTCCTCCGCGTCCGCGCCCCTACGGGCGCCCGTCCGGGCGACTACAGCAAGGAGGAGACACAATGAAAACGCTGCTCTGTTGGCTCTTAGGCCCCCAGGTGCCCACAAGATACGAGGGTTGGCCCTTTGAACTGCGCTGCCTCCGCTGCGGCAGACAGGTTTGGTTCTCAGGCGGCTACTTCGTTCATGCAGCCTACGACTTGATACCCCGCTGTACTGGAAATGAGCATTGGAGTAGCAACAGCTAGCCCCCCGCCGGCTGAGCCCCGATGGATCGGGGGAGAGGAGGAGAGCGATGAGGATTCTAACAGCCATACGGCGTCTCTGGAACGGTGGCGTATATGGCGATCAACACAAGCTGACCTTGGTAGAGCCTCAGGGCCTAGCCGAGTGGTTCACACGGCCGTACGGAGGCCATTCGTTCCTGTCCCCCTTCGCTGGGCGGGGTGAGATGGATGCGGTGCCTGTGTGGTTGGGCTGGCCGAAGGCCCCCTGGAATGTGAGGCAAGGCCCCTGGTCGGAGTGGTCGAGCGGCCAGCTTGCCGGCTGCATCATACGCCATCTGCGCGGCGATCATGAACCGAAGCAATTTTTGATGTGCCCGCTTTGCAAGGAGGCCCCCGATGCCTCGACCTAGTTTTCAGCACCTCGGCAGGGCGGTTTCCCCTCTTTGCCACCAGTCAGCCCGCCTCGTCGGGGTGCTGAGAATTGGGCCGTAGCAACGTGGAGGCGAGGGCAGTGATTGGGGGCTCCCCGAAGATCCCACCCTTCGAGGATGCTGGCCGTGGGAACGCGGGCAGTCGCTGCCCTCACCCCTGCATTGCTGCGGGGCCTGGGGACCCGAAAGACCGTAGCGGGCAGGAGAAAGGGGTGATGCTACCGAGGATCGCGTGAATCTGGTAAAGCGGCAGGCCCCCTAGCCTTTGCGGGGCCGGGGGGCCTGCACAGCGACCGTTCAATACACTAGGAGTATAGCACCATGAGCGACGAGATTTCAACCCACCCACCCGCCGGCGGCAGCAGGGCGGCTGGGCCGATGGGCCTAGGCAGGGCCGATGCTTGGGACGGCGAAGCGCCGTGCCTCGACTGCGGTGAGCCACTAGCCCACCATTGCGGAGCTAGCGACTGGCGCGGCATGCTAGATGGAAGGCCGTGGTGTCCTAAGTACATCCCTTCCTGCCGCGAACACGACATGGCATTGAACGCCGACGGCCAGTGCCCGCGCTGCCAGATGGAGGCCCCGCGATGATGGCCGTAGCCATCCCCCAAGTCTGCCCAGGCTGCGCCCCCCACCTACGGCACGCGGGAGTGTGCTTCGGAAACGTTCACACGGGCACAGTAGCTTGCCGCTGCCCAGAGAGGTACAGGCCAGAGGAGGGGCGAGACGATGGAACAGCCTGACTGCGGGAAGTGCGGACATCCTGAGGACTTTCATCATCCTGGGGCAACTGATGGCTTGCCAGTCTGTGCAACGATTACATCAACCGGCCAGGGCTGGAGTCCGCATTGCGGCTGTGACGGCTACGAGCCGATGCAAGGAGAAGGCGATGTACGACACCGTGACGAGGCTGACGCTGGCCCTGGCCGCAGCCCTGGGCGCCCTGAGCCTGACTCTACCGTGGCTCTGAGGCCCGCCTACGGCACCATGGGGTCCCTGGGCCTGCACATGGACGAGCTAGTGGCGTGCGGGCGCCGTCTGTGGCTCTCCTGCGGCTGGAGCGACGAGGCCCTGGACCGGCTGTGGGCCGACGTGAAGGCGGCGGGGCGATGAGCGGCATGGCGCTAGCACAGAGCCAGTACGACAGCCAGGGGCCGCCGGACGAGGTAGAGCCGCCCAGTGATGAGCGGGTGCGGGAGCTGGCCTACTCGTTCTACCTCCCGGGGTGGCGGGAGCGGAACATCGAGATCACGGATGACGCCCGCGTGGAGCGTGACGTGAACGGCTACTGGGTCACGGCGCGGCTCTGGGTGCCGGAGGAAGAGGTGGAGTGATGCGACTCATAAAGTGCGACCTATGCACGACAACCGAGGAGAAACCACACGGCGGACCGCCGGAGGGTTGGCGGTCATATTCAAAGAAGCAGGGTATTGATCTCTGCCTGAAGTGTGCTAAGGACTTGCACACTTATCTCGGCTCAAGAGGCAAGGCAAGCTAGTGCAGGTTCAGCGCATCGAGCAACGCGAGCAGGAGATCATGGCGAAGCTGCGGAGCCGCCCGCGACTTGAGGGCCAGCACCTTACGGACGCTATCTACTGCAACGTGAAGGCGTGGGGCTTCGCCCGGCTCAGCGCGGCCGGCCAGGAGGTCCCGCACGACGACGCGACGCTGCTGCGCTTCCTGCGAGGGACGTGGCGCGAAGCGGTGCTATCCGAAGGCGAGATGACGCAGATGCAGACCATCTCAGCCGACGACGAGAGCGTGGGCACCATCGACATCTGGCGGGGGTTCGTTGTCGAGTCGAAATCGTCGGAGTACAGCGTCAACAAGGATGTCGCCGAGATCGATCACTGGATGACGCAGATCGGCGGCTACGTGGCTCGCAACCTCAAGGACGGCGCCAAGACCGCGAAGGGCGAACTCTGGGTGATCAATGAGCACGGGGATCACGGCAAGAAGTTCTGCCCGGAGCATGGCTACCCCGAGAAGCAGCTACGCCGCAAGTACGAGGAGACGAGCGGGATGCGGGCCATCTGCTCGGAGTGCTTGGAGCGGGACGGCGTCGAGCAGTTCCTCGCCGACGGCAACCGCGACCCCACGCTTCGCTGCTACGAGATCCGCTGGACGCGCGAGGAGCTAGAGTCGCTGCACAAGATTCTTACCTGGCGGCTGGCTCAGCTCAAGGAAGACATCGAGAACCCCGCCTACGCCATCGGCAACCCGCCGGAGCAACGCCACGGTTACGAGTTCGAGTGCAAGGGCTGCCCGGTGGGGGAGCGGATTGGGTGTGCGGGGCGAGACGTAGACGATCTGGAAGAACAGCTACAAGGGAGCGTCAGCGAATTAGAAGAAAGGATATTGGCCAAAGCATGACCCCATCAACAGCAGTAACAAAGCAATCTGAAGACACAAAGGCACTGGCACCAGTCAATGAGCCGGGCGTCTCGGGGACCTACGATTCGGATGATTTTGTCACCCCAATCTGCTCCATTGTGCAGCCGTCAAGCGGCAGCGAGCGCGGGGAGCCGGGTAAGTTTTGGTTCCCAGATGGCTTCACGGCAGAGAAGCTCACAGAGATTATCGTCCTGGCTTTTTCCGGTACGCGCACTCTCTGGGCACCGAAAGGCGAGGGCGACAGCGTACCAGTGTGCCGGAGCCCGAATCGGCGAGACGGGATGACAACACGGCCAAGCCTCGTCATTGGTGAGAAGGAAGCGAAGGCGCAGGGCATGAAGGATGGCAGCATGGTCTACATCCCCTGCGAAGTCTGCCCGCACTTCAGGGATGACAAGTTTGGCTCAGATAACTGGCTCTGCAAGCCTGGCTACACGTTGTTGCTCTTTGAGGAAGAACGTGGTCCGTTCATGTTCTTCGTCAAGGGATCGGCAATCAATCCAGTGAAGCGCACGATCGTCAGCCCCGCGCTGATGCGGATTCGCCAAGGCCAGCCGGCTGCGCCCTGGCGGTGGACGCACGATTTCTCCCTGCACATGACAGAGAACGACAAGGGCAAGTTCTACGTTCCTGACATCAAGCAAAGCGGTGATGTTGAGGACGCAGAAGCCTACCTGGGCATGTCGCAGGAGATGGCCGGCATCATCGAGCGCCAGATGGAGGCATCGGTGATTGACGAGGACGAGGAACTGAGGCAGGCAACGTTCGTGGAGGCCGAAGAACCCGGTGAGTGACACCCCGGGGGAAGCGCAGCAGGAATACAAGAACAAGCGGGAGCGAGACATGGAGAAGCTGGACCAGGCCAGGCGGCGGGACATCCAGGAGACGACAAGGAAGATGGCCCGCGCTCTGGTCCACAACCTGGGCGACACGTTCACCGCGATCTGGAACGCGGGATACGAGCACGGGAAGAAGCACCCTGAAGGCCCCTAGCCTTTCGCGGCCTGGTCCCTGGCCCGTGGAGAGACCTCCTACCACGGAGCCGGGGGCCGGGCCGAGGACGGCCCTACGGGCGCCCGTCTGGGCGACTACGCAAGGAGGTAGAGGATGGCGAAGCGAAAGAAGGGATGCGGCGCAATCCTACATATCGGCGGCCCGACATTCCGCATCTGTGTCAGGGGAAAGATCGAACTCTTCGAGATGTCCTCGCGCTTCGGGCCGTTGCCATGCACGCAGGTAGGCAGCGAACGCAGAGTCGGCAATCGGCACCCGTTCTGGGAGGCCGTGTCCTGGTGGCGCGAGCAAGGCTACCAAGTTGATGCCGATGGCCTATGCGTGTGGAGCGTTCCACCGCCACCGAAGGTCAGGCATCTCGGCGGAAGGCACTACGAGCTTGTCCATGAGCCCCCCGCTGGCTGAGCCCCGATGGATCGGGGGAGAGGAGGAGAGCGATGACTGAACACCAGTGGCCGAAGGGAACACACAAGGTCGATCAGGCACAGATGGCTCCCAGACAGGAGCATCACCGTTGGTATCTTGCTGAACACGGACGGCAAGCGGAGGGTTATCTGGCCCTAATTTGGATCTGTCCCTGCGGAGCTTCTATCCGCCGCGTTATCACCGCGCCGTATCTGGACGGAACCAAAGTTCCTGATGTATCTGTACCCGAGGGGAGATAGCAGATGGTTGTGGACTACATGAACGACGACAAGCTGTGGGATGAAGTGGGCTTAGCCCTCCTAGAACGCATCGAATTGACGGCTATCATTCAAAGATTTCGAGAGATGCTGATGATCCAAGACCGTCTACTTGATGATGCGTTCCACGCCCTCGACAAGTGGTCAGCAGATGGGTTCACTTCGGAAGCCTACGAAGATACGATGCGGGTATACGAGTGGCTGCGCGACAGAGATCATGCTCGACGGGATGCGTGGCAGCGTACCAGGGGAGAGGCTGAGCGTGCCCTCGTGGCGGAGGTCCACTGCTGCGGCGTGAATCACACTGAAGATACCTGCGAGACATGCACCATCTGCGGCAGGCAGCTCGAACGGCCTGCAACCCCCGAGCCCGTAGCGGCAGGCTCTAGCGGAGAGGATGCCGTATCGTAGTTCGCGCCGCGCTCCTCGGTCTGTGCCTGGGAGCGGCGGTGATAGGAGGGCAGGATGGCAAAGAGGACACCCAAGATGATTCATCTCTGCTGGCTGTGTCCGAACTGCGGGACGCAGGGGCCGTTGGGTGGGCCGTGTCCAAGGAAGGGGTGTCGGTAGATGCTAGCGCAGCTTTCGCGGCTCGCTTCGCGGTTCTGGGGGCGGACGCCAGCAAGGCTGTCCTTCCATCAGAGATTCGAGAGGGCAGCGATGGCCGCCCACGAACAAGGGCGGCATCCCCCCAAGCCAGTAGCTCCAGCATATTCGTGGTGCCCGTCGTGCGCCAGGACGCAGCAGCCCCCGACTGGCGCAGCCTCGTCTGCGGACCGGAGTGGGCCTGGCCCTGCGACTGGGCGCTAGCGACGATCCCATGCGAGAGCAGCGGGAACCCGCTAGCCTACAACACCGCCGGATACGTCGGGCTCTTCCAGGTGAGCCTGATTCACAGATGGAGTCGAGAGGAACTTGAAGATGCAGAACTCAATGCCCGCGCTGCCCACGAAATCTACCTCCGGCAAGGAACAGGAGCGTGGCCAGGGTGCCCGTGAATCTGATGAGACGGAAGACTGTGCTAATCTGCTGGCTTTAGCACGGATATTGCTGCCAGGCACCAATCCTCCAGATTGTCTATCAATCAATGCGCCAGCCAAGGTGGGCGGCGAATGGACAGTATACCCTAGTGGCCACGGCACAGCCCACTACTCAGGTCAGGGCAAGACGTTACGGGCAGCCCTCGACCAGTTCGCTTGCCAACTGACTGACGCCGCCAGTGCACATCTCCATCGCATAGAGGAGGAATATGGTAAAGAGCGTGCTGAACTCAGGTGTGCACTCCGCGCAGTGGTAATGGAGCCCCAGGCACCGTCCCCTAGCGTGCAGGCCGTAGAGGAGGAGCCGTGAAGAAGCGACCTTTCAGGCTCGCGTATTGCAGCCATTGTACATGGAGTGGGGAGCTTTACAAGCGAAGCCCAATGGGTGAGGCTTCGGGCCCATGCCCACTATGCCGAGCGTGGGGACGGCTCTACTGGAGCCTGGAGGATCCCCATGCCTGACCCCACGCCGGAGCCGGAGCCGCCGACGGAGGAGGACTTGGTGTGGTTGGAGAACAACTGGAACATAAGTGAGCCAATGTTCCGGCAGTGGCTTGCTGGTAGCGATAGGGCACATGCGCTTGTACTTTGTGTCATCGCTGAGGTGCGCCGCCTGGGGGCCATGCTCCAGGACGCCGAGCGCGTGGACAGGGATCGCATGATGGAGAACACAAGGCTCAGGGTGGCGCTGAAACCATTTGCGGACTATGCCATTGTGGAGGACTTAAGTAGCGGACACAACGCACCGGATGAAGGGGTCTTCGCCGAGACGACTTCACCAACGCTAACAAAGACGCTTATCATCGGGGACTTTCGCCGCGCCCGCGCCGCCCTGGAGAGCCGCAGCGATGGAGCCTGAGCAGACCCCGGGTCAGGAGGCGGAGCGCAAAGCCTTCGTCGCCGCCGTGCATGCCTATTACTTCGACTTCGACAACGCCATGGAGGTTGCCTTCGACACTGAGATGGGCGAGGAGCTTGGCTTCGCGCTGTGGCAGGCGGGGAAGGAGTACGGAGAGGAAGCGCCGTGTCTCTGCTGTCAGCCTGAGTGCGTATTCCTCTGTCGCTGCGGCGGGGCGGGCGTAGAGCGCAAAGACACCGCTCCCGCCGCGCCGGAGGAGAAGCGATGAAGAAGCTGTGAGTAGGAAGTTCCCTTCGATGCCTGAGTGCGATGGCTGCGGCGATTGCTGCGGCCCAGTCCAAGCTAGTACGCAGGAAACCATCAAGATCGCGGCCTTCATTGCGCGGCGAGGCCTTAGGTGGAAGGAAGACGGCAATCCGCTGACTTGTGGCTTCTTCGATAACACCGAGCAGCGATGTCGCATCTATTCAGTGCGCCCTATCTCCTGCCGTATGTACGGCGTCGTCAAAGAGATGGCCTGCCCACACTACCCGCAGGCGGTACGAGTGAGCTTCCCAGCACGGGCAGCGATACGGTGCGGCGTTGCGGGCATCCGCTCGCCGCTGCTCGCCCAGAGCTTCGGGGAGGCCCCATGACCCACGGCACGGCCATCCCGTGGACGCACGCGCCTGGGTATAGGGGCGAGGTGTGGAATCCCGTAGTGGGATGTACCCGAGTGAGCGCAGGCTGTGATCACTGCTTCGCCTTCGCGCTGCATGACCGGCGGTACGCGGCGAACCTTGCAGCCGCTCGCACGGCTGGCTACCCGTCGTTCGGTGGGATGCTAAGGGCAGGAGACCCGCGCAGGGGCGAGGCCCTAGCGGAGGCTCGTAGCATGGGCCTCAGCATAGCCCTTCCCTTCCCACCCCAGTACGACCAGCCCTTCAGTAAGGTGCAGCTACTCCCCGGCCGCCTGGACATTCCCCTCCACTGGCGCAAGCCCCGGATGGTGTTCGTCTGCTCCATGAGCGACTTGTTCCATGAGGAAGTGCCGGACGAGTTCATTGAGCGCGTTCTGGCGACGGCCTGGGTAGCGCGGCTTCACACCTATCTATTCCTCACCAAGCGGGCTGAGCGAATGCGTGCCTTCTTCAGCGAGAGTTCGAAGCGCATCTACAACATCGGCATACTCGGTGAGGAGATCGCAGGGCGAGCCATGCCCTCGATGATATGGCCCCTCCCCAACGTCTGGCTGGGCGTCTCCGTGGAGAACCAGGCTACAGTCGACGAGCGCATCCCCCTGCTGCTGGACACGCCGGCGGCGGTGCGCTTCGTGAGCGCAGAGCCGCTGCTGGGGCCGGTGGACTTGGAGCCCTACATGATCGACCTCAGAGATGTCACTGACGACCTCCTGGATGCTCCCGATGGTGCCGAGGTCGACGGCATGGAGCGCGTTGGCTCGCAGTGGTGTAGAAACAGTGGCATCGACTGGCTCATTGTGGGCGGCGAGTCCGGTCCCCACTGGCGACCGATGGAACTGGCCTGGGTAGAAAGCCTGAGGGCCCAGTGCGAGGCTGCGCGGGTGCCAATGTTCGGCAAGCAGGCCGCAGGGCCGAGGCCCGACATCGCCCTGCCTGGCCGCCTGGGAGAGAGGAGCTGGCCGCTGTGACGCGGCGAGAAAGCAGAGAAGTAGCGAAAGGAGACGGAACATGACGGAAGAGACGACAACGGCCGTAGCAGAGACAAGGCGGAAAGAGATCACCGTGCCGCCGATACGATCTCTCATCGTGCCGCCCGGCAACTTCGCTGACTACATGCGGCGACTCATCGAGACCGCCAGTGCGGCAGTCGAGGATGCTCGCCGCAAGGTTCTCAAAGCGGAGCATACTGAGGACACGGAGAATATCGCGGAGGCCAAGCGTGCCCTCGAAGCAGCGCAGCGGCTCGGAGGGCAGGAGGGCCACGACCAGCAACGGCGATGGCGCTGGGAACTCAATAGTCGAGAACGACGCAAGAAGGTCCGGCTAGCTCGCGCCAAGAGGCGGTTAACGCAGGCGACGAACATGGCGGCGGCGCTCCAGGCTGGCTACGTACCCCTACCGAGGATGCCCGCTGTGCGGATGGATTACATGTATGAGGTCATGCCACCGGACGTGCTGGATGCCTTTACTGAGGCGAAGGAGGTCGGTGTCTTCGAGGAATTTCGCGTGATCACTGGTCAAGAGACACTGGGCAATAGCGGCTTACCGGATCCTGGGCGCGGGCGACACCCAGGACGTGATCCGATCCTCGTCGGTCTGATTGGACATGAGCTGTTCGCTGTTGGATGGTGGCGCCCCTAGCATGACCCAACCCGCCATCAAGCTCGCTGAGGCTGACTTCCAGCAGCAGGTGACGAACCTGGCCGATCTCCTGGGCTGGCATATCTGGCATGACCCCGACCCTCGCCCATGCCCTCGCTGCGGCCTGACGGTGCCTGATGGCCGGGAGCCCGGCTTCTCAGACCTGATGCTGGTCCGGGGCGCGACGTTGCTGTTCGTGGAGCTCAAGGGCGACGGCGGCAAGGCGACACCGGAGCAAGAAGCCTTCATTGAGCGTATGAAGGCGGTGAAGTTCGTGGCTGCAGACATCGCCTGGCCGAAGGACTGGCCGGCGCTAGAGGACGCGTTGAGGAGGGCGGTGAGGTGACGGCACCGATGCCCCGTGACGGCGTGCGGGAGTGCGGGTGCCCAGCCTGGGTGCTGCCTTGCGTTCAGTTCGGCGGCCAAGTTGTCTATGTCGTCAGTAGCAAGTTCACTGGTTGGTACGAGGTACACGGGCCTACCACGATCCTAGTGGAATCGGAAGACCCTAAGATTCGCCGACACTCAGGTTGCGAACCCACGCATAGCCGCGACTACGCCTCCGCCGAGGCCGACTTCCACCGCCACGAGAAGGAGTTGCGTGCAGGAGGATAGCCAGCTGTCGCCACACTCGCGGGTGACGCCGGAGGAACGCGATGTCGTGACTCTGCTGGGGAGGGGCTGCGAGCGCTGGACAGCCGCGGCTATCCTCGAGATCAGCGAGTCCTGCCTACGCGGCCGGCTACGCAGCGCCATGAAGCGTCTAGGCTGCGCGACGACGTACCAGCTCATGTTCCTGCTGGGCCGCGAGGCTGGGGCAGCAGGGAGGCACAGGTGAGCGATGCGCGTAGGCTCGCTGTTCTCAGGCATCGGCGGCATCGACTTGGGCCTACAGTGGACAGGCATGGAGATCGTCTGGCAGGTAGAGATCGATGAGTGGTGTAGACGAGTCCTCGCCCGGCACTTCCCCGACGCTGTTCGATACGGCGATGTACGAGAGATGCATTGGGAGCGGCACCACGCCGTCAATGGAAGGCGAGATCGCCGCTGCCCCAACTGCCTCGCCCCCGTTGACCTCATCTGCGGCGGCTTCCCCTGTCAGCCCGTCTCCCACGCTGGCCGGCGACTGGGTGCCGAAGACGAACGCTGGCTCTGGCCGGAGTTCATGCGAGTCATACGCGAGGTTAGGCCCCGATGGGTGCTGGTTGAGAATGTACCAGGACTCCTTTCAATTGATGATGGACGGCTCTTTGGAGGAGTGCTTAGGGACTTGGCCGAGGGCGGGTACGATGCAGAGTGGGACTGTATACCGGCGGCAGCCCTCGGTGCCCCGCACATCAGGGATCGGGTGTTCGTCGTGGCCCACGCCCGTAGCCAACGACGACAACAAGAGTCCCGAGGCGCATATGGCGATGAAGGCTCGGATGAAGGGTGGCCCCCGACACAAGCCAACGAGCCTCAATGTAGTCGTGAAGGGCGTGGAGCGGGGGATGTGGCCGACGCCGACCACGGATCGCTATTCGGGCCTTCAGTCGCACGGCAAGAATATAATCCTTGGGCAACTGAATCCGCTGTGGGTCGAGTGGCTCATGGGGTTCCCGCCAGGGTGGACAGACTTAGGGGACTCGGCAACGCCGTCGTCCCGCAAGTCGCGGAGTACATCGGGCGGCTGATCATGGACGCGGAGCGCAGGAGGGTAGCGTGAGTCCACTCACCTTGCGTCAGCAGCAGGCATGGGAGCTCAGGCAGGAGGGCCTGTTCCTCAAGGAGATCGCGTTTCGCATGGGGATCAAGACCACCACTGTCGAAAGCCACCTGGCCCGGGTGAAGCAACGGCTAAGTGAGGAGGGCAGATGGGGGATAGCTGAAAGGAGACAGAAATGGCACGAGTGAAAGACGGAGGGCAGAGCAAGTTCGAGGACAAGCCACTCATGGACTCGGAGCTGGCCGACGCTTGCGAGGCACAGCTAGAGAACAAAGCGGGGGCGGTAGCGTATCGCAAGGCCAACCAAGCCATCAAGGCGCGGCTGCCAGGCTGCACAGAGCCGACGCGGTTCTGCATCGGAGAGCGGTACTTCATTGAGGTGACGCCGTACTCCGTGGATGGGCATGAGGTCTCAGGTGGAGAGCGCCAGCGGGTGCGAGTGCTCGACGCAGCGAGTTCATAGCAGCTGTGCGACGGGGTGGGGGAAGGTAAGGAGGCCGGGATGGCGTGGGCGAGGATCGATGATCTTATGCCAGAGCATCCAAAGATACTTGCGCTGTCTGATCGATGCTTTCGTGCGTACGTCACGGCGCTCTGCTGGTGCTCTCGTAACCTCACCGACGGGTATATCCCCAATGCAGCCTTGGCGTCTATTGGGGCTGATGATGAGGCTGTTCTAGGGGAGCTATGGCGAGCTAAGTTGTGGAAACGGCAGGGAAAACGAGGCTGGCTAATACATGACTACCTTGAATACAACCCCTCCCGTGCTGAGGTGCTCGCTAAGCGCCAACAGAAGGCCGAGGCGGGAAGCAAGGGTGGGCAAGCAGCGGCTCTAGCACGTGCTACAGCAGACGCTCAAGCGGGTGCTACCCCTTCTGGTACTTCCCCCGTCCCCTCCCCTATAGATCGTTCTCTAGAGAGATCGTCATCTGCGGAAGCTACGTCGTCTAAGAAGATACCTGTCTCTAGAAAGCCGCCTACGGCGGCCTCTCTCATTGAGCAATTCTTGAAGACGACGAAGGCCAACGAACAGGTGGCGGCTCTTGTAGACCTGGCGATTCGAGTAGAGGGCATCGATGGGAATAAAGTCAGCGGCGATGCCCTGCGAGGTGTTGTCCGGCAGCACGGCCACGGCCAGAAGGTCATCGATGCGCTGCGGCAGTATGTACCCAACAAGGCCGTCGGCGAACTGCACGAGTACATGATGGGCGTGTTGCGGGAGGGAAAGCAGCGTGAGGAAACTAACCGAGGCGGAACTTCACAAGGCAGGTATGCGCCAGTTCAAGGAGCCCTCAACCCAGCAGGGGGAAGGGACGGGATTGTCATCGGCACATCGCCGCCCCCAAAGCGTACTCCCGCTGGCTCTGGAGAGGGGCCTGAAGCCCCATCCTGAGCATCAGGGCTTCTACCTGGACGAGAAGTTCCCAGACTTGATATTCGACTCACTGCTTCGGGCAGTGCCGGCACCGAGCTGCTACACCTGCCAGGACCATCGGTTCGTGAAGCTGTCTCCACCGCCACATCGGCGCTCTGAGGGAGCCTGGGACCATGACGTGGAGCGGTGCCCGGACTGTGTGGGGTGACTGGGCGGGAGGGGGCTATTCCTTCCCCCTCTCCACCTCATAGATCGGCGTCGGCTTATTGATCTCCGTCAGCAGCCGAGCGATCAATTTGGCCATGCGCGGCCCATCCTCGAGTGTGGCTACCTCGTCATGACCCTTCCGACCGTGGATCATCGTCGGCCTCTGCTCGCCGTTCTCGTCGGTGACATACTCCCACCGTCTCATTTGTCTGTCTCCTTCCCCCGGGTCGCTACGCGCCTCCGTGGCAGTACCGGCAGCCCAGGACGTGGTAGGCCGAGCGGACCAACTCGTTCAGCTTCACCTTACGGGGACAGAACGGGCATTGTGTCCGGTCGCCGACCTGTAACTCGGGCAGGACCAGCTCGATTTCCTGGTTCCCGTTCTTTCTCCCGAACAACCTGTCTAGCATTGTCACCCTCCTGTTGTGAGTATCGGCTGCCACCACCGATCCTGAAGGGGGGCACTTGCCAACGATACCGCCTGGGCGTATACTGGGGGCGAGATGGCGACTGCTGCTAGGAAACAAGATTGCAACAAGCCCCTACGAGATGAGCTTGGCCGGCTGCTGCCAGGGGAGACCGCCAACCGAGACGGCCGGCCCAAGAAGGATCGCTGGTTCGTTGAGCAGGTTCAGGCTTTCCTTGAAGGAAAGGACTCCAAGACCCATCGAATCCGCCTACTCGAAATCCTCCGTGGTGGCTACGAGAAGGCGAAGGTCGGCGACACGTCCGCCGCTCGTGCCCTCAAGGAATGGGCCTACGGCAAGGAAACCACATGGCTCGGTGAGGACACCGAGGCTACCGAGCGCGAGCTGGAACGTATTGCCCAGGCGCATGGCCGGAGCGTGGAAGAGGTCCGTGAACTTGCCGAGAAGCGGGGCATCCGGCTGGTGGGCTAGCCGATGGCGACTGCCCTTCGTCAAGAGCGCATCGCGGCGGCGCTGCCACTCGTTGAGGTAGACTTAGCCCTTCAGGAACTCGGCGCCGAAGAAGCTGCTGCACAGCCGGACGACTGGCGCTACCATCCTGATGTCTTCGCTGATGAGGTGCTCGGCATCACGCTCTATGATCACCAGCGGGCGCCGCTCATGGCGTTGGCAAGAGCGCTCAAGCAAGAGGGAAAGCGGCGCGTCGCTGTTCGCTCCTGCAACTCTGTGGGCAAGGACTTCATGGCGGCCGTGGCGACGCTCTGGCTGCCTCGCTGCTTCGATGACGTGCGTGTCGTCACCACGGGGCCGACGTTCGACCAGCTCCGCGACATCGTGTGGGGCCGGGAGATCCACCGACTCTACCAGGGCGCGCGGTTGCCGTTGCCTGGCCGGATGCTGGATACCGAGTGGGACATCAGCCCGACGAGGAACGCCGTCGCCCGATCGACCAACACGAAGGAGGCGCTGCTCGGCCGGCACGCGGCGGTAGTGCTCATCATCGTGGATGAGGCGTCTGCGGAAGAGATCAAGCCGGAAATCTGGCAGGCACTTGACACACTCATGGCATCTGGCGAATTCTTGCTCCTGACGCTTGGCAACCCGACCCGCAACGAGGGTGCCTTTTACGAATCGTTTACCGCCCGAGCGGACGACTACGAGACGTTCCACATCTCTGCCTTCGACACGCCGAACCTCCAGGCTTGTGCCGAACAAGGAGACCATCAAGTCCCCCGCGAGTGCCGCATCATCCAGCCCGGCCTGATTACCCACGAGTGGGTCGAGGACATGCGCCAGCGTTACGGCGAAGACTCTGACTTCTGGCGCGTTCATGTGCTGGGCAACTTCCCTGAGGCCGGCGCTAACACCCTCATCCCCCTGCCCTGGATCGAGGCCGCGCTTACTCGACCGAGGCGTGCAGCCGGCAGCACAGCGCCCATTGTGGCCGGCTTGGATGTAGCGCGTCATGGTACGGACCGGAGCGCCCTGGCCGTCATGTGCGACGCCGACCTCCTGGCGCTTGAGGCGTGGAGCGAGCGGTCGCTGATGGCCACCGTGGGCCGGGTGCTGCGCTACATCCACGAGTGGGACATCCGCTGCCTAGCCGTGGACGACACCAACATGCACGGCGTCTCGGACCGGCTGATCGAAGTGGTGGAGACGGAGGGACTTGACCTGGTGGTGCTGCCGCTCAACTGGGCGTCCAGCGCTGACAACACCACGCTCTACCACAACAAGCCCTCGGAGATGTGGGGCAGGGTGCGTGACAACCTGAGCCCGGAGGCACCGCAGCCGCTGTCGCTGGCCGTGGGCGATGACACCGTCAGGGCGCAGCTCCAGGCCGAGCTGTCACGGGCAACCCAGAAGTACGATTCTTACGGCATGGGCCGCATCTGGGTGGAGAAGGCCGGCGAGTCGAACGAGTCCCCCGACTTGGGCGACGCCCTGGCCCTGGCGCTCGAAGCCTGGGTGCAGCTCTACGCCGGCCGGGCGCGGTCGGAGCGTGTGATCTATCAGGACAGCTTTCTGGGGAGGCGATGATGGCTGAGAAGCTAGGTGCAGCGCAGCATATTCCCTGCGCGTCTGGGGCGTTGGCGGAGGACATCCTGGCAATGCAGGAGGTCATCGACTTCGTAGCGTCCAGTTGGTGGAGGCGCTGGATCATCAGGCTTGTCAGTGGTGGGAAGGTACGGTTTCAGAAGCATGCCTAAGCACACCTGGTCCGAGCGCATCCCTGCGGCGATAGCGAAGGCGGAGAGGCGCATGGGTAGCGGCTCTGGCAGCATTCACTACTTCCTCTCGACTCAGGGGCCAGATGGTGCCATCACCGCCTCCGAGGTGGCGCTGGCGAAGGCGCTGTGGGAGACAGAGTCTGATGCTACGGAATTGCTAGCTGAGTTAGACTTACGTGAGAAATTGCTACTAGGAGCCATCATCGCTGATAACCGTCCCGCCCTCCGTGCGTTCTGCGAGAAGGTGGAGGCGCTGTGACGCCGCCAGCTACTTACGTCGTCCGTCCTATCTCCACTCGGGCCTCACGGACGATTGGGTGCGTACCCAGCCGCGGCCTTGCCTGGCCGCCACGCCTGCCCTGGGTGGCCTGCTCTAAGGCGTCAGCGGTGTTCTTCAAGCTCTCTACCAACTGCTGCCGCTGGGCCTTCAGGGTCGCCACTTGGCGCCGCAAGCTAGTCGCCTCGTTCTGTACCGTGGCGGTACGCTCCAGCGCCCGGGCGATTCTCTCCAACACGTCTAGGAGGCGCTGCGCGTCGGTCTTGTCTTCTTGGGGCTGTTCATTCACCATCTGCCCATAGGGTATACGATGTTCGGGTCATTGACAACCCGCCCGCACCAGCGGTAGGCTAGAAGCGACAACTTGCCCGTGCGTCCTGCCATCGGGACAGGGGCCAAGCGGAGGCACGCTGCCCGATGGCCCAGATGACCCCCAGCCAGGCGCTCAAGGCGGCGAGAGAACTCAAGTCCGACTTCGGCGGTCACGCGAATCAGCGCCTGCGCCGCGACATCAGGCAGCGCAAGCTCCCCGTCGACTGGAAGGCTCTGGGCATCGAGGAGCGGGTCAAGGACATCGCCCCCTTCCAGTCCGATACGCCCAACCAGGAGGCTCAGCGCTACGCGAACGCCATCGCCTCGGCGGAGCCGGAGGTCGCCGTCTTCGTCGCGGAGTCCGAGAAGACCACGCGGCAGAAGATCGGCGAGCGGTTGGAGGGCTTCTACGACGCGGCCGTAACGCTGCTGCTGGGCGACGACTACCAGCGCTGCCTCTGGATGGCGGGTGAGGGCGTGGGCGCCGGCCGGCTAGACCTCAAGCCGGAGTTCTGGAAGGGCATACCAAAGCGCGGTGGCCTCGACGGGGAAGAGTTCAACCAGAGCGTGGACGCCCAGCGCCGGGCCATCGGCCTACCCTTCGAGTTCGTGGACGTTGACCCGCTTACCCTCTACTACGAGGAGAACAAGAAGCGCGAGATCGTCGTCGCGACTGAGTGGGGCAGGCGCAAGCGCTCGGCCATCGACGCGGTCTACCAGAAGAGCAAGAATGGCAGCAGCCCTGAGACCTTCTTGGGTCCCACCGTGCCCGAGGGCTCCGCGCAATCAAGCAACATGGTGGAGTTCGTCGTCATCAGGACGCCGGACATCATCTACCACGCTACCATCGGCGCGAGCGAGCGCGAGGACAAGGTGCTCTGGGAGGGGGAGAACCTCTTTGCGCCGTCCACCGGCTACATCCTGTGGCGCGGCCTGCCGTCCGGCTTCTCCGACCTGGACGAGCGCTACTTGCCCTTCATCATGAATACCCTGAACGTCGCCCAGCACTGGAACCTCTTCATGAGCATCCAGGCGAACATGGGCATCCGGTCGTTGCGCGAGTGGACGGAAGAGGATGTATCCAAACAGGCCACCGCTCAACTGCGCCAGGTGAGCGCGGAGGCGAAGGGAACAGGGAAGACCAAGAAGAGCGTGCACGGCTCGGTTGTCGCCGACCTGGAGGCTGGCCGGACGCTCAGGTGGCGCGAGATCTCAGGTGACCTCAAGGAGGTGCTGGCACGCCTCGACCTGGAGGAAGAACGCTACCGCTTCCCTGAGCCCCTGGCGCCGGAGAGCTCGAGCGGCGAGAGCGGCCGCGACACCATCCGCCGACAGGAGGCGTCGTCGCGGCTGCTGCGGCAGGGCTTCGAGGCGCGGAAGCAGGCGGTGGAAGAGCTGGTGCGCGTCGTGCGCCGGACGCTGTTCGGCCACAAGGACTTCCTGGCCGATGGGCGCATGATCTACCTGCCCCACCTAGTCGAGGGCCTGGGACCCGAGGGTACGCTGCGTAAGCAGGACGTGCTCTCCATCAGCGAAGAGGACAACATCCCTCATCAGGTGCAGATCACCGTAGCCACCATGACGCAGGCAGCCCAGCTCGCCCTGAACGAAGAGGGGATCAGGATGGAGGGCAAGCTGAGCCGTGACACCATCGACCAGGACTACTACCAGGTCAAGAACATCCCGCTGGAGAACCGGAGACGGCAGAAGGACTTGATCCGCGCCGCCACGTATCCCGAGACCGTGAAGCGGGCGATCCTGGCGGTGAACGAGCGGCTGAT